CGAACAAGAAAAAGCATTTGAAAAATTTAACAGAAAAAAAGCTGCAATAGATATGGGTAATCTAGAAGCTGAGATTCAAGGGCAAATCCCTTTTTATAGAAGACAGCAGGAGATGAAACAAGATAGATTATTAAGAGACAGACTTAAAAGAGATGGTATTGAATTAGATTTACCACCAGAAGAAAGAGAATTTGAAGTAAAGAAGAAAAAAAATAAAAAAGCTAAACCATTTAAATATAGTTACAAAAAAGGTAAACCATATCCAAAAAATCCTAGACCAGTAAAAATAACAAAAACAGTATGAGCATAGCTTGTTTAGTATTGGATTTCGTAACGAAAGAGTATTACACAATTAGTGAACTAGAGAAGATACAGAAGGATAGAAAAAAACAGCAACCGTTTAACTCGAAAGAGTCGGAAGTAGGGAAGACCGAAGAAACGCACTAACTTTAATTAGGAGGTGTGTTATGAGTAAGCAATTTTTATATTGTTTATTACAAGAGAAAAAAAGGATTGAAGAAAGTAGAATCTTAAAAGCATTATGCAAATAAGAAACTTTAAAAAACAGAGGAAGGGTATGAAAGTATGGTTGATCCAGTTACGGCACTGGCTACAGCAACTGCAGCTTTTAACGTCATTAAGAAAGGCTTCGAAGTGGGTCGTGACGTGGAGAGCATGTATGGAGATATGGGTAGATGGATGGGTGCTTGCTCCGATATCAACCAAGCTCAAAAGATGTCGCAGAAGCCTCCGCTATTTAAAAAGATATTTGCGGGTGCGTCTATTGAAGAGGAGGCGTTAAATGCTTTCGCAGCTAAGAAAAAGGCTCAAGCGATGGAGAATGAACTTAGGAATTTCATTAACCTTGCACATGGGCCGAATGCATGGAATGAACTTTTGCAAATGCAAGGAAAAATTAGAAAACAAAGACAAGAAATGATTTACAAACAGCAAGAGAGACAGAGAAAGATGATAGAGATATCTTCTATAACAGTGGTAGCATTACTAGCAGCAGCCATGATGGTATGGATTGCCACAGCAGTAGCTAGTAAAGTAAATGCACACGAACTCTGTGGTGAGTTTAAAACGGGCTACGCCATCTGTATAAACGAAGGATACGATCAGGCACACGCTAGTATGTTTAACAAAAGGTTTCCTAAACACGAGAGATATATAAGTTGTAAGCTGTCGGAGTATAGACCATACAACAGCAACGATATGGGAGGTATGCAATGTAGATACAGATTTCCTAATCAGGATAGTTTTACTATTGTTACCTATGAGGGTATGTGCCCTGAACAGTTGACATGTACGGTGAGTAATTGAGAAGAACAACATCAACCATCCCATTTGGATATGAACTATCAGAGGATGGAAAAGAATATATTCCTATAGAGAAAGAGTTGGAATTGTTAGAAAAGGCGTTTACATTCGCAAACAGCTGTGGGCCTGCAAAAGCTGCGAGATGGCTAAGTGTAGCATCGGGTAGGAAGATATCAAACCCCGGTCTGACAAAGCGAATGAAAATAGGTGTACACTTAGATAGATGACAGAAGAACAGAAACCAAAAAGAGGTAGACCTCCCAAGAAAGAGGGAGAACCTAAGACGAGTTATAACTGGTCTAGAAAAATGAAGGCCAGATTGGCTACTCAGAGACAGCTATCTGAAAAGAAGCGAAGAGCTGAAAGACTGACGAAACAGGCTAAGAAAGCGAGGCGTTCAGCCAAGGAAGCTCAAGAAGCTGCTGTCAAGGTGGACAATGCTCTGAAGGGAAGACAGAAGTCCGTCAGTGTGATCACAGATGAGGACTTGAAGAAGGTGCCTCAAGCTGTACGTGAGCATTTACAGCACCATGACGTAGTATTCAGGGCTAACGAAGGCCCACAGACTATGTTCCTTGAGTCACCTGAAAGAGATGTCTTATACGGAGGAGCAGCAGGAGGGGGAAAATCCTATGCATTATTAGCAGATGTGCTACGAGATGCATCAAATCCCAACCATAGGGGCTTGCTGTTAAGAAGAACACTGGCAGAATTGACCGAATTGATAGACAAAAGCAAGCAACTCTATCCAAAAGCGTTCCCCGGAGCTGTATTTAAGGAGGCAAAGTCCATCTGGCAGTTCCCATCAGGTGCTAGGATATGGTTTTCATACGTAGATGATGACCGAGACGTGACTAGATACCAAGGACAAGCGTTCAATTGGATAGGAATAGACGAAATTACACAGTATCCCACACCGTATGTGTGGAATTACTTACGTTCTCGACTGAGAACAACGGATAAAGACTTAGGAATGTACATGAGATGTACAGCAAACCCCGGAGGAACCGGTGGTTGGTGGGTAAAAAAGATGTATATCGACCCAAATCCACCAAATGACCCCTTCTGGGCTAAGGATTTTGACACTGGTAAGGTTTTAAAGTACCCAGTGAACCACCCAAAGGCCGATCAGCCGTTATTTTTACGAAAATTCGTGCCTGCGAGGTTAACAGACAACCCATATCTGTTTGATGACGGTCAATATGAGGCGATGTTGATGTCTCTACCGGAAATAGAGAGAAAAAGGTTGTTAGAAGGTGACTGGGACGTAGCAGATGGCTCTGCTTTTACTGAATTTAGCCGTGAGACACACGTTGTAGAGCCGTTTGATGTGCCATCTGGCTGGGCTAGGATACGATCAGGCGATTATGGGTATTCTTCACCCTCATGTATCCTCTGGGGAGCCATAGATTGGGACAATAACATATGGATTTATAGAGAACTCTATGTAAAAGGGTTCACAGGAGAAAGATTAGGAGATTTGATAGTACAAATGGAAAGAGAAGACCCACCAATGCAGCAAACAACGCTGGATTCTTCCTGTTGGAACAAAACAGGCTTAGGGCCTTCTATTGCCGAGACTATGATACGAAGAGGAGCACGATGGACACCAGCAGACAGGAACAGAATTGCAGGGAAGATAGAAGTCCACAGGAGATTAGCCTGTGATGACCATGGTGCTCCTAGGCTTCGCTTTTTTTCTACGTGCAACAATACAATCAGGACTCTACCTACACTACCTATATCTAAAACTAACCCTGAAGATGTGGATACGAAAGCTGAAGATCATGCTTATGATGCGTTGAGGTATATGGTAATGAGTAGAACTCTGATGAATGTGCATTCTCCACATAGGATGATGAAGCAGACACAGCAATATGAACCACAAGATCAGATATTTGGGTATTGATAGATGACAGATAGATTAGCATTAAAAAAAATAAAAGATTTTAAGTCGTTGGTAGAGCAATTGGAAATATCTTCTATAGAGGATATTCCTGAATTAGATGATTTAACAGAAAAATTTCAAACTGGTAATGCTTCTCTTAAAGATGCTTGGTTTGCTAAATTATACAAACAAGGTTTAAAAATACAACAGACTGCTATTGATGCTCCTGAAATGGGAGATTTAAAACAGCTTGCGTTGAACATGCAAAAAAGATTTCCTTCTCAATTAAAAACAAAAGCGGGAACCGGATCACTAGCAAGACAAATAAAATCAATGAAAAATAATTTTTCAAAACAAGGGGTGGAAAATGCTTTAGATCAATCTTACTCTAAAGACATGTTTAAAAAAGGTTTCTCTAGGACTGACGTAAAAGCATTAGACACTGCAGTTGAAACAGTAAAATTAGGTTTAGGAATAAAACCGGAAGTAAAATCTAAAATATTTAAAAGTATACCTACAGATGAAATGGTAAAAAAAGTTGTAGCGGGTATTGCAAACATACCTGATCAAGAAACTAAAAGATTAATTCTTTTAGGATTATTTGGTACTAGAGGAGCTCAAATAAACGATATAACTAGCGATGTATTTTATGGTGAAGATATAGGCAGGCCTTATTATGATCGTGAAAAAGGCATTATGATGGGTGTTGAAATTGAAGAAGGTAGAAAAGGTTTAGCCGCTAAAGTTCCTTTTGGCCCCCTTATGAAAGATGTGATGGATTACCAATATGATAAAGCTACAGATGGTGGTAAAAATTTAACTAGGGCTTTGTTTAGTGAAGAGTTAAATCTTGGAAATGTTATTAACAAATATTTGTTTAATAAAAATGGTAAACCTGTTTTAACAGATGGAGAATTAGCTAAATTAGGTAGAACATCAATAGGTGGTTTTACAGATTTAAGAAGAATGATATTATCATGGGCTGCTGATAAAAGTGGAGAAAAAAAACTGGCAGCTGAACTTTTAACTCATGGTTCAGATGCAGACATGGATAAAAGTGTTACTGGTAGATTTTACATACCGGGTGAAGGAACAGACGTAAACAAACTACGTGAATTTACAACCGGTATAGAACAAAACATAGCAAAACTTCTTGGTCATAAAAATTACAAATCTTTTATGGATGAAGATTTAGGTTTAAACATACAGGCGTATGACACAGAGACAAATAAAGTAAAAAAATTTACAAGTAAAGTTGCTGTTCCACAGTTAGAAACCAAAGTCGTACAAGGCAATGTTACTAAAACAGTAGAAATTACAAAATCTGCAGAAGATATCGCTAGAGAGGCAAAGGCAGATAGTTCTCTTAAAATTACTCGAGCAGTTATAACTAAAGAAAAGGAGATACAAGAAGGTGCTAAAGAATTAGGAATTAGCGTAGATGAAATGAGACAGAAAATTGCTGATAGCACAAAACCGGGCAGGAAAACTAAAAAGAAAACTGTAGTTGCTACAGACACGGTGGCAGACAGCGACTGGATAAGAAACGCTGCTGAAAAAGCAGGAGTAGATTACGATAAAATAAAAGGTAAAACAATACCTGAAATTATGAAAATACTCAAGGCTGCTGGTAAAACAGCCCTTGCAGTGGCTCCCTTTGTGGGCCCGGCAATAATAGGGACAACCCCATCAGACGCTTTTGAATTGCCAGAAGACCAAAAAACTCCAGTTGTTCGTGGAATAGAAAAAGGTTTAGGGGCTTTAAATTTAGAGCAATATAGCCCTCAAGTATTAAAAGGTGCAAGATTTGTAGAAGAATTTGTTAACCCTGTACCAGAGGCACTTATTCCTATGAAGGATGAAGAACAACCTAGGGAAACACTAGGTAAGCAGATGCAGAAACTAATACCATTTGGCGGTATTAGAGGTGGAATTTAATTTTTAACAACCAAAAAAGGAGGTAAACATGCCAAAACATTATGATGCAGGATATATCATGGGTCAAATGTCCAAACAAGGCGAAATGAACGAGGCTAACGAAGGTTCTCTATACAGAGAAGGTTTAGATCAGATGTTGTTAGGCTCTACAGACCTTAATTCCTACAATGTGGCAACCCCAAAGCCAGCTGGAAACAGACATATGGGTGATGCAGGATACATCATGGGGCAGACACAAAAGCAAGGCTATCAAGGCACAGAGGGTTAATAGATGAGTGATCCTGTAGACGTATCTACAGAACTTGACGATAGTCAAGCTCCGGGACTTGTAGGTTTAATCAATGGTTATCAGCGAGAGGCAGAAAACGGTAGATTAGTTCATGAAGAACGCTGGCTGAAGGCTTATAAGAACTTCAGAGGTGTATACGACTCTAGCACACAGTATACAGACACTGAAAAGTCTAAAGTATTCATAAAAATAACTAAAACTAAAGTGTTGGCTGCCTACGGGCAGATAGTAGATATCTTATTTGCAAACAAAAAGTTTCCACTTACTGTGGAATCTACGCCTGTACCTGAAGGTATAGCTAAGTTTGCACATTTGAAAACACCAATAGATGAAATGAAAAGTCCCTATGGGTTTGAAGGAGATGGCAGAGAAATGCCACCCGGAGCTACTCAAGCCACAGAACCAGACTATCTAGGTGGTCTGAAAGAAAAATATGAAGGTGCACCGATAGCACAAGGGCCTGCTTTGATGGGAGAACCACAAATATCTCCTGCACAGGAGGCAGCAATGCGTATGGAGAAGGTCATACACGATCAATTGACAGAATCCAACGCTGTAAGCACGTTACGAAACTCTATATTTGAGTCTGTATTATTAGGTACAGGTATCGTAAAAGGCCCTTTTACACATACAAAAACGGTGCATAAATGGCAAAAAGACGACAATGGTGAGAGAATGTACTCACCGTATTATAGAGATGTACCAAGAATAGAATCTGTATCTTGCTGGGATTTGTATCCAGACCCTATAGCAACGAATATACACGATGCAGATTATGTAATACAAAGACACAGGATGAACAGAGAACAGCTTCGTGGTCTTATGGACATGCCAATGTTCGACCCTGATGCTATTAGAACTGTGTTGACAGGTGGTGGAAATTACGTAGATAAATATTTCGAGAGTTTAATTAGAGATGATGAGTATCTATCAAGAGCTGCAAACGAAAGATATGAAGTATTAGAGTATTGGGGTGCTGTAGACGTATCTTTTCTTCAACAGATAGGAAAAGATGTAGGCGATGTAGACCCATTGGGTAAAGTACAGATAAATGCATGGATATGTGGTAATCAGGTATTACGTGCTGTAATCAACCCATTTACACCTCACAGAATACCATATCAAGTATTTCCATATGAAATAAGCCCTTATCAAGTGTGGGGAATTGGAGTGCCAGAGAACATGGAAGATGCACAGATGTTAATGAATGGTCATGTAAGAATGGCTATTGATAGCTTGACACTTGCAGGTAATTTAGTATTTGATA